CTCAAGCGGCTAATAGATATGAACAAGCATTAAATGAAGTTCGTAGAAGCGCCACGTCCTCATCTTCATCTTCTTCGTCTTCTTCATCAAGTTCTCTTGCTGCGGCATTAGGAGCTGGATTTATAGACCAACAAGTTGGTAAAATAGGTAGAATTAGTACTGATACTGGTACAAAAATAATAGATGCAATAAAAAACAGTGCAAGTCTCAACCCTCTTAAAATCGCTTCTGGAATATTTGATGGCTTATTAAGGGGTACTGAGGCAATATTGAAAGATGTTGCAACTATTGACAAAGAACTTATTGAAAGAACTAGGGGCGCTGGTGGATATGTTGGGGCTATTGCTACAGGAATGGGCGAGTCGATTAGACTTGCGATGTATGACGCACAACAATATGGTGTTGCTACGAATGAAACTCTTGAAGCTTCAGAATCTATGATGAAGGCTTCGGAAAGAATGTCAATTTATAATCAACAAACCATTTCTGATGCCATGGTTGCATCTTTAGCGTTTACAACAAGTTCAGGAAAAATATTAGAAAATGTTGAAAATTTTAGAAATGTTGGTATTGGTTTAGATGGTGCAGCAAAATCTATAACAGAAATAGGTTCAAGATCTGTAGCTCTAGGATTAAGTGCAAAAGCCACTTCAGAAGAATTAGTAAAACAAATAGGTAATTTAAACAAATACGGTTTCCAAAATGGTATAAAAGGGTTAGGTAAAATGGTTCAAGAAGCGCAATCTTTAAAAATCAATATGGATGAAATTTTTAGAGTTGCCGATGATTTATTTGATCCCGATAAAGCTATTAATTTATCAGCTAATTTACAGGTTGTTGGAGGTGCTGTTGGTGATTTAGCAGATCCCATTAAACTAATGTATGATGCAACTAATAACGTTGAATCTTTACAAACAAGTATTATTGGGGCCGCTAGAAGTTTAGCAACATATAACGCAGAACAAGGTAGATTTGAAGTTACTGGTGCTAACTTGAGAAGAGCAAAAGCAATGGCAGAAGCACTTGGCATATCAATGGGAGAATTAACAAACATGGCGGTTAAAGGTGCTGCTAAATTTGAAGCAATGAGTGAGCTTGACATGTTTCCTAGTTTAACTGAAGACCAAAAGGAATTTGTTTCAAATATTGCAACAATTAAGGACGGTAAAGTTGGTTTTGATATTCCAAAAAATATAACCGATAAAATGGGGTTAACAAATATTCAAGATGGGTTTGTTAGTTTAAGTGATTTATCTGATGATCAAGTAGTTTTATTACAAAAATTACAAGAGAGCGCAGATAATGAAAAACCAATAGATATCGCAAGAAACCAATTCAATGAAACAACAAAAATACTTAATGTTGCTACAGCAATTTATTTACAAATATTGGAAGGGCAAAGGAAAGGCCCACTTGGCCAAGCTTACTATGATGGACTAAAAAGAACTTCTGAGATTATGGAGAAATTAAATCCAACAACTCAAAGTGGTGCTGAAATGTTTAACACATTTACGAATGAAATTGGAAAACAAGTTAACATGAGCCCAGATCAAATTCAGAAAGAAATAGAAAAATACATAAGTCCAGAAATGTTGGAGTTTTTTCAAAATGCGAAAGAAAAGGTTATAAATGCCCCAGATGAAATTAATTTACCTGAAATGTATGAGAGGTTAAAAAGAGAAATACAACCAATTGCTGAACCTCTAATAGATAAAGGTAAAGAATTCTTAAGAGAGATGGGTATAACAGTAAAAGTTGATTTGAATAGTAGTAGCCCAGAATTGGCTGAGGTATTTGTTGCAGAAATAAATAAAAATCCACGATTAAGATCAGATTTAGCACAAAGCATTTTCGGTAATAAGAAAGAGTTTGTTGCGTAATATTTTTTTATTTTATCTATTTATTAAGTAAAAGAATAGGATGCCAAATTATTTAAATTTTGATAGCACAAAAAGTTTTAGAGATGCTTTAATATCTAAAACACTACAAGCACCTAATGGTCCTCAGACCTTTAGTAAAACTTCCTATTCAGTACAAAATCTAAACAATTTAGCCAATAAAAATAATGGTGATGTTGTTGTTAATGATAGATATGATAGAGCATCATTACTAAAAGATACATATGCAATCAATAGATTTGGTCCAGAAAGCGACAAACAATTTGTTATAATTGAAGATGTTCAGACAGTACCAGCAATTGGTAATTTAGCATTATACCCATATTTTCAAATACAGGATGTTTTAGGTAGAAGTCTTATTGGGGCATTAAATTCAGAAAATTATGAATTTGAATCAAAATTAGCTCAGTTTTCAAATAGATATTTGAAAGATAGCCCAGACGGCCCAGTACAATCTAGAATTAGACAAAATTTACAAACAGCAACATTAGGTAGACTAAGGGTATTAGATGCTATTAATGGAAATACTGCAACAGCAATCAATATCATCAGAGGTAAAGAAAATTTAGTTGAAAAAAACTATAAGGTAACTGTTGCAAAATCTATTCCAGGTAAGATTGTTGATTTTGTTCAAACTGTTGCTGGAGTAGAATTTCCATTTTCTGAAATTCCTGGACAATATTTAAGCGATCCGGCTAATCCAATAAATTATAGACCAGAACCCAAAACAGCTGTTGGAGCATTTTTACAAGATGTTACTGGTGCAATAGGTTCTTTAATTGGTATACAAAGAAGACCAAAGAGATCTAGCAAACCATCTGACATCATGTATGAATATATGGGGTCCGGACAAAAAGATATCCTACACGATAATTTATCATATTCAACATATAAACCAGATTATACAACAGTTGCTAGATCACAACAATCAAGTAAATTGTTTAATTTTCCAAATGCTATTGCTCAAGGAATAAAAAATTTAGTTGGTGTAGAAGCACCAAGAGGTAATGCGTATATTGGAGATGATAGAGGTGAAAATGTTTTAAATATTTTACAAGACTTTAATGATAATAAGGTATTAAGCCCATATTATCTTTCTTATAAATTTGATTCAGTTGCAAGTGATGTATTTTCAAATCAAAAAAATATTTCAGAAGGTGGACAAATATCTGGGAAGTTAACTTGGTATAGTAAAAATTCAAGAAATAAACTTGGAGAACATAATTTAGAATTTGAATCTGAAAGATCTAAGTTCGAAGAAAGTGTGTCAACTAGAAATGAATTTAGACAAGATTCTATTTTAGCAAAAACACAAGAGTTATTAAACTCAATGCCATTGGATGGTGCGCTTTCAAGATCTCATGTTGGAAATGTAATTGACCAAACTAGTAGAATCTTTAAAGAAGGTAATAGTTTTATTTCAAGAGGTTCTGCAATAAAATATGTAAACAAGATAACAGGAAAAGAAGACGGTACAGAATATTGTAGAGTTTGGACAAAGGATAGGGCTTATATGAACTATTCTGACACAATGAAAAGAACTGGATTGATAAGAGGTGTTAAGGATAGCGTAATATCAACACCTTGGAATTTAAATATTGCCCCTATTTCTAATGGAGATAGAGATTTTAAAAACTCAACAAATATCGAACAAATTACCGCAGATCCATTAACTGGTAAAGCAAAAAAATATATGTTTTCTATTGAAAACCTTTCTTGGAAAACATCCAATAAGCCTGGTTTCACTGTTGAGGATTTACCAATCTGTGAAAGAGGGGCGAATGGTGGTAGAGTTATGTGGTTTCCCCCATATGATTTAAAAGTTAATGAGGTTAATACTGCAAACTGGGATTCTAATAAATTTTTAGGTAGACCAGAACCAATATATACATACAAAGATACTGAGCGATCAGGAACAGTATCATTTAAAGTAGTTGTAGACCACCCAAGTATATTAAATCTTTTAATAAAAGATATTAGTGATGCAGAGGCTGAAAATTATTTGAATGCAATTTTTGCTGGTTGTGAAGACATAGATTTTTATACTTTAGTTAGAAAATATACAACATTAGATAGAACAGATATTGAATTAATATTATCATATCTAGATTATTATAAAAACGGAAACACTAAAGATGTTACGGATTTAATAGCATTTAATAGAATAGCTGGTGACGTTACTGTTGAAAAAGAGGTAACTACTGAAGATACTTTACTTCCAGGAACACCAATAGACAAATATAAAGGAAAAGTATTTTTTCCAAACGATATTCCTTATCCACAAAGTGGTTTGTATGCTGATAAAGATTATGATAAAGTTTATGAAGAATATATTGCCGGTAAAGATAATTTCTTATCTGTTTTAGATACTCAATTAAACAATATATTAACAATTAATAACAGTGATAATGTTTTAGATAGAGAGGTGATATTTGGAGATAAAAATCCTTTATCGATTCCAGGTACAACACTATCATCTTTAAAACTAAAGAAAAGAGATGAAATTATTGCTGGATTCAATCAGTTAGAAGCAGACTTTTCTAAATTATCACAAAAGCTAGCGGAAATAAAACCGTTAATCGAAAAAAATGAAATAGAAGATATTCAAATATACATAACATCTACAACATCTTTTGTTCATGAAGAAGATTACAATATTTTGTTATCATATAGAAGATCCGATAGTATTGTAAAATATATAATTAAAAATTTATCTAGACTTGGTGAGTGGCCTTCTAGTGTTCCAGAAAAAAATTATTGGAAAGCAACCCCAGCACAATTAGAAGCCGGCACAACATTAGAAAGTAAAGAAGAAAGAACAATACCATTAAAAGATCTTGGTTATGGCGATGATATAAATGGATCGGTAAAAATATATTTTACAAATAAAGGTGAGAACGCAACAATTAATACTGAGTATGATTGTAATAAAAATATTATAAGAAATAAGGGTGGGTTAAAATTATATGCCCCAGTTACCTTTTTCTGTAGAGCCGCTGAATTAGAAATACAAACTAAAACAAAGATGAGTACTTTACCTGGGACAACAATCCCTGGAAAGACAACTATTGGCCCAGAAAAAATAGAAATTGTTTCCGATAGAATTGAAAAGAATAGAAAACCACCTTTAGATATTGTTAAGAAAATAATAATGAAAACATTATCAGAATGTTTTTATTTCAAAAAACTAGAAGAAACAGATCCAGTTGTTTTTAGTAGTTTAAAAGAAAGATTAAAATATTTTCATCCAGCATTCCATTCAACAACCCCGGAAGGTTTAAATTCTAGATTAACATTTTTACAACAATGTTTAAGACCGGGTGATACAATTCCAATTAAGGGATTGGGAACAAATTCTAGTTTAAATTTTGATGCCAGAAACACTTCATTTGGTCCACCACCTATTTGTGTTTTGAGAATTGGTGATTTTTATCATTCAAAAATTGTCATAACAAATATGAACATAAGTTTCGAAAACTCTACTTGGGATTTTAATCCAGAGGGTATCGGAATGCAACCAATGGTAGCAGATGTTACATTACAAATTAATTTTATTGGTGGCCAAGGAATTAAAGAACCAGTTGCTAAATTACAGAATGCATTAAGTTCTAATTTCTATGCAAATACTGAAATTTATGATTACAGAGCCGAATCAACAGTTGATCAAAAAGAGTTAATTGAATTTAATTTAGATTTTCTTGAAAAACTATATCCAAAAGATACTCCAAATAGTCCAACTTCAGAAGTATCTCCAGACAGCCCAATAAATGGAAATTATATTGGAGCAATAGACGGTGGAAAATTAAATTATTCAAACAATATTAAATCATTGATAGATAATACGAATAATTATTTTAAAATTTTTGGTCAAACATATAACGAATTACAAAAATTATTTGGCCCAGAATTATTACCATTGTTTATATCCCCAACATATAGATCGATAAATTCGGTCGATGCTCAAAATACAACAGCTGCAACACAAATATCTTTATTGGGTAGATATAAGAAAGGAAAGGATTTTATAAATCTATTTGAAAATTTTAAGAAAGGTTTTATAGATAAGGTTAATTCTTCTGACCATAATTTAATACTGGATCTAGACATGCAACCAGGATCAACAAAATATGTTAGATCTAGAAAAATTATTGACCCACTAATTTTAACGTATGTTACCGAGTTTATGGGTAAAATTGAAGAAAATAAAAATATTTCTGCTTTAGAAAATGCTAGGGATTTATTAATTGAAGATATTGATAAATTAAACTTTATCATGTTAACAAATGGAATAGATGCGAAAATAGAAACCAATACTGTTACAGCACAGTCGTTGACAAATTTTCAAAATACCGATTTCTATGAAAAATATTCAGATGCTTTTACATTGATAAGTACAAAACATGGCATTTTTACAAGTGAACTAGATTCGACATTTGATTTCACCAGTTCAAGTATTAGCGATGAAGCATATAAAAAAGTTTTATCGTTTATTTTGAATGATAAAATAGATGCCATTAAAACCGAATACACTAATTCTCCGGATGATGATCTTTTTAATGAAAATACTGTTAATAAGATAGGTAGGAGAATAAATAAATTTATAAAAAATAATCTATCTGATTCAAAAGATAAAAATTTTAAATACAAAGAAGTTAAAATTAAAAAAGAAATTGAGCCATACTCATTTTCTGCTGGAACATTAACGTCTGGTCAGGAAGAGGTAATAAAGAAGATACACAATACAAAAGATTTTTCTACGGAAACTAGGTTAAATTTTTCAAAAGCAACTAAATAATGAATCAATATTTTAATAGATACGAGTATTTTAACGTCGATGGGGAACATCAGATTGTTCCTGGTATTGAAATACCTTTAAAAGGTACTGATAAATTTACTCAGTATAAAAGAGGTAAGCACAGGATGGATAAACTATCTCAGGAATATTATGGAACACCATTATTTGGTTGGCTTATAATGCAAGCTAATCCAAAATTAGGTTCATTAGAATTTGAAATACCAGACAATTCTATTGTTAGAATACCATATCCGTTGATTAATACTTTACAAGATTATAAAAAGAACGTAGAATTGTATAAGCTATACTATGGCGAATGATAAAATAAATCAGAGTGAGAACATATTAGTAACAGTTGATCAACAAAACATTATACATATTGACCCAAATAGTATAGTTGATAGTAATGGACAAATACAATCAAGACTTGTTGATCATGAAAATCTAGTTATGTATGTTAACTTGGAAGCAGATTTGGTTCCAAGAACGACTTTCTATGCCGATGGGCAACAAAGCACACTTTTAAGTATAGCTGAAGGTTCATTTAATTTACTAAGAAATCAAGGGGATAAAAACGAATTTGAAAATAACCTAGACACTAATTGGACTGAAACTTTTGTTTCTAGAAAAAATGTTGGGCTAAATAGAACAACGGGCGGCGAAGCGGTTTACGATCCAACCGCACAAACTTTTGGTATACAGAATATAACAATCATAACAAAAGGTGTTAACAATATCCCTCAAATAACAATAAACTTTTTAGATGTAAGAGGAAAGACATTATTTGAAGCACCAGCAAATTCACCATATAGCGCTTTTTTTCATCAGCCGTGGCCAATATTTTATTTAACAGTAAAGGGTTATTATGGTAAAGCTATTCGATATAGAATACAAATGGTTGATTTTAAATCTAAGTTTAATGGGTCAACCGGAAATTTTGAAATTATTGCAAAGTTTGTTGGTTCTTCATACGCATTTCTAAATGATATACTTTTTCAAAATGCCGTTAATGCACCATTCATGTATATGGTTGAAAAACAAGATGAACCATATAGAGTTAATGAAAAAACTGGACTTATTGAAAAGAAAATATCCAAAACAACAAAAGGATTTTCAATATTAAAATCAATTTATTCAGATTACAAAGCAAAGGGTTATATTCCCCAAGATTTTCCAGATAAAACGCTAAGGGATTTAATTATGACTGCAAAATCCCTAGATAAAATAATTGAGGCACAACTATTTTCAGAAACTGTCGACCCAACCGTATTAACACACGTTGCGGAATTTGATGCACTATTAGATAGTTTTGAAAGAAGCATTGTTTCTTGGAGTAATAGAAATTTAAATTCAACTGAGAACGAGGTAAAAACCGAAACTATCACTAATAGTGATGGAACTCAAACAGTTTACAAATATTATAGATTAATAAAAGCATTAAATGACCAAACAAAACTTACTAATGGGCCTATAAGCTCAGATATAATCACAAATGGTGAAAATAAAAAGTCGTTACAATACCTAATAAATTTCTTTATAGCTAATTCTGAAAAAAATACTGCATTTGGAAAAAAATCATCGGAAAGAGCAAAAAAAAGTAATGGTGAAGATTTTACAATAACAACTACACCAATTTCAATTGATCGAATTAGAAACATAGGTGATTTTTATACACTTGAAAATGGTACATATGGTGTTGCTATTGAAAAATTAGTTAATGAAATTAAAGCAATACAAGCAACTTTCATTACTAGTAGAAATTCAGTTGAACTTAAAATTGAAGAAGAGATGAACAAAGTTATCCAAAATCCAAATATGGGTGGCTTTGGGTTCAAACCAACTATTAGAAATATTTTTGCGGTTATATTAGCAAATGCTGACACCTATATCAGATTGATGAAAGATGTTCATCAAAAAGCCATACAAAAATCTAATGAAAGAAAAGGTAATTTAGTAAAACCAACAGATAAGAATAAAGATGAATATTTTTATCCTTGGCCAGAAATATTGAAAAAGGATGATAGTGAGCGAGACGTATCTTTTTACCCAGCTGATCCAGCAATTGTTAGTGATACAAAAGGAAATGATTTTAGTTTATGGCCGGAAGTGGAATTTATTGAAACATATAATAGTGTTGCAACAAAAAGAGTTGATCCATTAACAGGTACAGAAATTGATTCATCTGATTTATCATTCATTTTTGATAATGACCAAGAAAGAAGAAACGTTAAAAAAATAAGCACACTATTTGAAATAGATCGTGTTATCCCATATACAGATAAATCTATAATAAATGTATTGTATGAAATATATGAAAGAGCATTTTATGTTACATCGTACAATAATTTTCAATATGGTAAAGGTTTAGAAGAGATTGTTAACGCAGAATTTGAAACATTAAAAAGTTCATTAGAAAATGATATTGATATAAAAGATTTAATAAAAAATCAAGTTAAGACCGTAAACGGAGAAACAAATAGTCTTTTATATACCTTAAGAACAAAAGAAAGGTTTCCATTTTTTCAAAACAAACTTTCGACCGTTGAATATATAAAAGAATTAGTTGACCAAGATTTTGAAATTATTGATTATACAGCTTCAAATAATAACACAGCCACTAGCACCGAGCACCCAAATTTACAAGCAGCAATAAATGACTATTCAATAGAAGAATATAGATTATATGAATTTCCTTTTGGATCTGATTTATATAAACAATATTTAAAAAAATCTTTATCTGCCAGTGACTATAAATTTAAGAATGTATTTTCTATAAATGTTAATGACAGTTTTATTAGTTCACCAGTTAAACCAGAAGCTTGGTTACAATTAGGATTTGATCAAAATATTTTTTCAAATAAAATAAAATTAACTGCAATAAACAGTAGTGGAGATTCGGTTGATTTTTATGAAAATTTATTAAATACTCCATATTTCCATAAACAGTTATATAATGACTTTTTAAAAGGTGGCGTTGCAAACAGGTATGTTGGATCGGCTTATCTTTTATTAAATTCATTACCATACAAAGACTTAGATGATGAAATAGATTTTAACGGAAACAAAGTATTGATATCTTCTTTATTTAAAGAAATATCTGCGACACATTTCGTTCCATATCACCTATTATTAAAGTGGGGTTCACAATACCATAGATATAAAAGATATTTAAAAGACGGGGTTGATATTATCAGCGGCGCAACAACTTCTATTAGTGGTAGTACTTTTTTTGACAATGCAACAAATGTAACATTTAATTTATCTGGAATAACTGCGCCAATGACAGCGGTTACCTATAATTCAAATCAATATATTGGTCTGTATCCATACTATTTTGGAATTTTTCATCAAATAACAAATGGATATAGTTTTTATAATCCATCTGGATTTACTGAAGTATCCGCTTCTACAACAAACGTAACTCAATTATATGCCGATACGGTTACAAGTGGAATAACAAAATATTCAGTAAACAAAACATCTGGCGGCCCAGGTTATTCATTAACCAGCTTTGTTGATAATAGTATATTTTCTGTAAACGATACTAGATATACTGTTTTACCTTCATCACAAATTTTTAGTGATGTTAAAAACTTAACAACAAACTTTAGTTATTTTGAACAAGATTCATTTAAAATTATTTTAAATAATCCTGGTGTGTATGACACATTAACACCTTATAACACCTTCACCATGCCAGCTTATGGTGAAACATTTAAAAATGTGGATGGGGTATATTCGTTAATCGGGGAACAAAGAAAGTTTGTTGATCTGATCGCAACATTTAGTCCAGCATTATTAGATAAAATGGAAGAAATGTTTTTAGTGTTTTCTTCATTAAATCTACAAATAGATACGAAGAATACAGTTCAAGATTACAAAACTTTTCAAGGTTTATTAAAAGCAGTATGTTCAATTTCAAAAGAAAATATTGATTTTTCAAATGATAATCATAAGCTTAATATAATTCAAAACCAAGAAAAAAATCTAGAACAAATAACTAAAAATTTATTAAGTAATGAAAATCTAAAAGTGTTAAGATTAGGTAATCCAAAACAAATAGATGATTATACATTATTTGGATTTATTGGTGATAGTCAAAATTATAGCCTTGGTTCATACAACGCATCACAATTAACTGCGAGCAACCTAAACTTAATAAAGCTATATATTGGTGAGGAAGCCTATACCGGCACAACACCAACAACATATTATAGGGATTTCTTTTCTTTGGCAGACATAGAAATTAATGAAGAAAACATTATTAACCATAGAGAATTAGCAAGAATTTATGCTGGATGGGCGAAAAGACAAACAACAGCAATAACAAAAACTACTTTTGTTAATTATATTAAAACACAAATTACTGAACCAGAAAAAACACGTTTATTTAATTACCTATCTAACCTTATTGTGAAATTACAATCAAAAGATTTTCAGGTCAACAATGATCAAAATAATAAAATCACAATTTATCATGGATTCAATGAAGCCAAGACAACAAAATTAGATTTATATCAGTTTTTTAAATCTTTTAACGATAAATGGATTTCTGGTAATGCGATTGGACAAAGACACCTTATGGACGAGTTTTTGTTTTTAGATAAAGCAAACAGAGATATTGGTGACGATGCGTACATCTCACTAGAAAGATTAATTTCTCTTAGTGATGAAAAAAACATTAAAGTAGACTTATATTCAGCTGTATCAATTTTAATACAGGGTACTAATTTTGATATGAGACCACTTCCGGCATACATCAATTTTTATGGAACAAACTCTTCAAACAAATCTAGAATAACTCCATCAAAAAATTTAGCAAAAAATTTATTTGGTACCCATCTCGATGTTGATTATCAAGATGCAACACCAAAGATTATCCTACAGTATGTTAACGGTACATCTAAGTATTTGGACATGCAAAGGGTAAATAAAAAATTTAAATTTAAAAATGATGGATTTGATATTAAAGATACAACAAGAAATCCACTATTAGTAGAACCAAAGATTTTTATGGATGCAGATCTATCTAAATCAAATAGAGTGGTTTCATTTGAAATTAATTTTGGTGATTATAGTCAAGGTATTTTTAAAGAAATATCTTTAGATCAAAGCACGTATAAAAATACTACAGAAAGTGCTTTAGCACAAGAAAGATTAGCCAGATCACAGGGTGGTGGTGGAACCCACCAGGTAGATATTGGATTATTTGATATCTACAAAACTGCATCTTATCAGTGTACCGTTAAGATGATGGGTAATGTAATGATACAACCAACCATGTATTTTTATTTGGCAAACGTACCTATGTTTGAAGGAACCTATCTTGTTTTTGATGTTACCCATAGCATATCTGACAACACTATTGAAACAACACTGACTGGTGTCAGACTTTCAAACAGTAGTCTACCAAACCTAGAAAATTCTTTCATGGCTAGTTATAGACCTCTATTTAGTAAGTTGCTATCATCAGCAATAAGAAAAAAACAACAAATAGATAGTCAACAAACAACAGAAAAAACAATAACATTACCAAATAGTGAAAGCGCCAATATTAATCCAGGTAATGAGTTGGCTGGCGAAGATTTATACAAAAAATTAGTTTATACATCTGGTTTTTATCAAGAAATGATCCCATATAATGGAGCAAAATATAATGGTAAAGAAGAGAAATATGTTCAATTGATAGATCTTGGTGGAAACAATAATCAATGGTTAAGAGCTAGAGTTGTTAGAATGGGTGGTACAAATAATCCAATTGATGACAAAGTTGCTATGGACCTTATTTCTGGGCTTAGCTCTACGGAAAACATAATCAAAAAATGGGAAAATATTAAAAACTCGTTAGGAGAATACTATTCAGTTAGATTAAACGGAAGTCAAGCAAATAAAGAAAAATTATTAAACTATAAAACTGAGTTTTTAAATCCTAGAACGAATGCAAAATATACACTTGTATCGACAAGAGATGCAACAACAAATCTATATAATGGACCTGTACTTAACGGCCCAGACCAAAGTATTGGTAATTATGGAATAGGTATGAACTCAATGTTGATGAGAAAATTAAAGGTAAACGAAGGGGATGTCGTTTATTTTAGACTTATTTAGTAAAATACTCATTTTTATAATATTTATAGTAATAATATTTAAAATTATGGAAAAAATTAATAAATCATTAGACCAGTTTTTAGCCCCTAAAGCTTCAAAGCCGGTTGCTAATAGTGCGATTGAAAGAGAAGAGTGTGATCTACAAACTGGGGAATGTTATATTATCAGATCCAAAGATGGTATTGTAGAAAGAATTAATAAAAAATATATTACCGAAGACGGTAGACAATTATTACAAGACTAAAACTATGTTAGAACAAAAATTATTAGAAGAGATAAATAGATTTAAGTCTATTAACAGAAACGCCAGCAATCATTATTTAATTAATGAACAAGACGCGAGCCCATTACCACCACCTCCAGCTGACGCACCTATGGATGCTCCAGCAGCGGATGCTGGTGCCGCTTCACCTGAAATGGCCCCTCCACCACCTATGATGGACGAGCCAGCGGAAAGCACTGAGGAAGTTGATGTTACTGATTTGGTTAATATGACCAAAAATATCAAAAATGAACTTGAAATGTCTAAAAACGAGAACGACAACGTTTTAAGAAAAATGGATGACGTTTTTTCTAAATTAGATGATTTGGAAATGAAACTTGGTAACATGGACGCTGTTCTTGATAAAATTGAACAACTTGGTTCTAAGGTTGAACAGATGAAACCAGCAACCCCACAAGAAAAATTAGAAATGCGTTCGTTGGATTCGTATCCGTTTAACCAAAAACCTCAAGAATTTTTTGCAAACAAGCAAGATGAAATGAGAGCTAGCGGTAAAAATGAGTATGTTTTAACAAAAAGTGACGTAGAGAACTATTCTAAAGAAGAATTAGCAAAAACATTTAATCCTTATAGTAACGATGAACAAGAATCTAGATTCCAATATTAATTTCTTTTTCCATACTCAACTACAATTAAAGGTGCTTCACTGGCAAACTAAAGGGTATGCTAGACATAAAGCATTTGGCGAAACATACGAAACTTTAGAAGGGCTTATTGACGAATATGTTGAGGTGTGTATGGGTAAACATGGTAGATTTATTTTACAAGAACAAAACAAAACCATTACAATTGAAAATTTACCGGAAGTAGATATTGTTGAGTTTTTACAAAAAACAAAAACAGCTTTAATTGGCATATCAAAAGACCTTTCAGCACAATCTGATACAGATTTATTAAATTTAAGGGACGAAATGTTAGCTTCAATCAATAAATTAGCTTATCTTTTGACTTTAGAGTAAAGAAAAAAAAATATTTAAAAAAAGAGACCCAGATTTTTTTATCTGGGTTTTTTTATTTATCTTATCCTAAGATTATTAACAATTTTAAATTAAAAACTATGTCTAACGTATTAGAAGCAGCATTGGCGCAGTATGAAAAAAATACTCAGTCAAGCAGTTCAGCGCAAAAAATCAGCTCTGAAGAAAGATTAAAAATGTATTTCGCTGCAATCCTCCCAAAGGGACAAACAAGCGGAATGAAAAGGATTAGAATTCTACCTCCACTAGAAGGTCAACAAGTGTTTTGGACCGAAAAATATTTCCACGAAGTTCAGGTGGATAAAAAATGGGTAAAATTGTACGATCCTGCACAAGATGGTGAAAAATCCCCATTAAATGAGGTTGGTGATGCACTAAGAATGACTGGTAGTGAAGCAGATAAGAAACTTGCTGGCCAGTATCGTTCAAGAAAGTTCTATATTTTCCGTGTTATCGACAGGGACAATGAGCAAGATGGTGTTAAATTCTGGAGAATTAAGCATAGTCTTAAAAGTGATGGAGCTTATAATAAGATTATGGATGTCATGAAGGCTAAAAGAGAAGACATCACAGATCCAGAAACAGGTAGAGATTTGACTCTTACTTTAAATGTTTTGAAGAATCCTCTTGGCGGTGAATACACTGCAATTACAAGTGTAATTCCTGATGATAAATCGCCATTAAGTGAAAACAAAGAACAAAAAGAACTTTGGTTATCAAACACACTTACTTGGCAAGATGCGTATTCCAAAAAACCTATTGAATATCTTCAGGGTGTTGCTGAGGGGTATGTTCCTAAATGGAATGACAAACTGAAAAAGTTTGTTTATGGTGAAGAAGCAGAAGCAATGATGGGTGGCGGATCTAGCACAAGTGCTGAACTACCAGACCCACAAGAAGATGCGGATACTGACGAGAATCTTCCGTTCTAATAATTAAAGACATTCTCAAGGGTGCATAGCCTTTGAGAATGTTTAAAATAAAAAAATATAAAATGGCTATTAAAAAACAAAATTTCGCAATTTCAAGTATCGCATCAAAATACTCTAGTTTAACTAAGTATAAACCAGACCGCTTTTTAGATTTGGGTGATGCTTTTCTTGATGCGACCGGTTTACCAGGACCGGCGATGGGGCATATTAACATGTTCTTAGGCCATTCTGATACCGGTAAAACAACGGCACTTTTAGCTGCTGCTGCGGATGCAATTAAGAAAGGTATTTTACCAATTTTCATAATTACTGAACAAAAATTTGATTTTGATCATGCAAATATTATGGGAATTCCGGTTGTTAAGGAAGTAGATCAAGCCACTGGCGAAGTCACATATTCTGGAGATTTCATTTTCAAAAATGATTTCGAATATATTGAGCAGATTACCGATTTCATAAATGAAATGCTTGATTTGCAAGAGAAGGGTGAATTACCATATGATATTTTATTTTTATGGGATTCTGTTGGATCTGTACCATGTAAAATGACATGGGAAGGCAAGGGTGGTAAACAGCACAATGCATCTGTATTATCAGATAAAATTGGTATGGGTATCAACCAGAGAATTTCTGGTTCAAGAAGAGCAGACAAGCCTCATACAAACACATTGATTATCGTTAACCAACCTTGGGTTGAATTACCAGATAATCCATTTGGCCAGCCTAAAATTAAGGCTAAAGGTGGTGAGTCAATCTGGTTAAACTCTACGTTAGTTTTTAGATTTGGAAATGAAAAGAATTCTGGCATCACCAAAATTTCTATCACAAAAAATAAGAGAACTATTACAATTGCTACCAGAAGTAAAATATCTGTTATGAAAAATCACGTTAACGGTATTGCGTTTGCTGATGGTAAAATAATGGTTACGCCACATGGATTCATGATGGCAAAAGAAGCGGCTGAAGAGAAAAAATCCAGAGAAGATTATGTAAAAAATAATTTGGATTATATCAGCTCACTATTTGAAGAGAGAGTTTCAGACGTTGGAGAAATCAAGTTTGAAGACACTCCAGAAGAAGACAACGAAGATTGATTGTTTAACATTTTAACTTAAAAGACGTAATGTCTAATGTATTATTAGTTGATGGAGATAATCTATTAACTATTGGGTTTCACGGGTTGAAAAACCACTATTATAAAGGAAAACACATCGGTGGTATCTACCACTTTATAAACACGTTAAGAAGATGTTTTGAAGCCTTTAAATTAGACAAAATTTGTGTTTTTTGGGATGGTAAAGATGGATCTCTTTCTAGAAAGAAAATTTATCACCTCTATAAAGAAAATAGAAGGACAAGGGTAAAAACTGAGGAAGAGATCCAATCTTACCAATATCAAAGAGAAAGATTAAAACAATACTTAGAAGAGCTTTATATAAGACAAGGCGAATTTGAATATTGTGAATCTGATGATTGTATAGCATTCTATACTCAAAACTCTCCAAAAGAAAAAAAATTCATATTTTCCTCTGACAGGGATTTAATGCAACTTATTTCCGAAAACGTTTCATTATATAACCCTGCTCACCAAAAAGTATATAACTCAAATGACCTAGTAGAATATGATAAAGAAAATATCATAGTTGAAAATGTCAAATTAGTTAAAATACTATGTGGTGATCCATCTGATAACATTTATGGTATCAGAAACTTAGGATTAAAACGACTGATTTCCCTATTTCCAGAAATACGTGACAAAAAATTAACCCTAAGCGAAGTTAGGGAAATGGGTAACGTATTGTTTCAACAGGACAAAGAAAATAAATTAATTCAGAATTTCCTAACTGGTGTTACCAAATTAGGGGTATTTGGAGACGAATTCTTTGATATCAACAACCAAATTGTATCATTAGACGAACCAATTTTAACGGAGCAAGCTAAACAAGACATCATAAGTCTTATAAACGAAAATCTAGATTCAGAAGGAAGGTCATATAAAAACACAATGAAAATGATGATGGAAGATGGTATTTTTACTTTATTACCAAAAGGCGAAGATGCCTGGATAAACTTCTTAAATCCTTTCTTAAGATTAACTAGAATAGAAAAAAATAAACAAATAATAAAATTCAAAATTAAAAAGTAAACTATGAACACAGTAAAATCAGCAAACGATGAAATGAACAAATTTGAGTTCCTTTTAACACTTGATGGGAACATTATTTGTCAAAGGTATTTTTTTGTTAGGGACCATAACCCCAAAACAAAAAGATCTATGGACCTACATTATGAGGTAAAAAATATTTGTGAAAAAATTTCAGAAGATTTGAAAATAAAAAGTTCTAATTTTCTGGTTGAAAATCAAGATATTTTCTTTAATACTGAATATGTGGAAGATCCTAATGAGAGAGATGAACAATATTTTTTGTTACAAATTAAGCATCTTGATGATGTATTTATTGAAAGGATTTTCGCCGCTCATTACTATCCGCCTAAGGTTAGATATACGGTAGACATCAGACCGATGTTAAAGAGAGTTCTAAATGATTTAACTGAAATATTGTCATTGAAAAGACCGGACATGACATATCTTCAGTACCAACTTTAATTTACTAACTATAAAAATTATTTAATGACTGAGAAAAATTTTGGGGCACTAGGTGCTGAGTATCAAACGTCCCTTTTAAAAATTATTATTGAAGATAAAAAATTTGCTGAGACAATTATTGATGTAATTGAGCCGTCATATTTTGACAACAATTCTTTTAAATTTATAATTAAGAATTTAAAAGAATGGAATGAGAATTTTAAATCATTCCCATCTTACGATGCTCTTAAGCAAAAAATACAATCAGAGAATTCTAGCGATACTGTTTTAAGATCAAACATTGATACTTTAGACGCTATTAAAAAACACGAGTTAGCCGGTGGTGACATAAATTTCACAAAGGAAAAAGCTTATAATTTCTGTAAACAACAAGTTTTGAAAAAAGCTTTGAAAGAAGTTGAAAGTATCACTGTTAGCGGTGAGTTTGAAGAATATCATAAGATTGAAAAAATTATACAGAAGGCTCTTCAGGTTGGGGTAACAAATGATGAGCTGCAGGATGTTTTTGAAAATATTGGAGATGCCCTTAAAGCTGACTCTAGAAACCCAATTCCAACAGGAATACTTGGACTAGACAACTGTCTAAAGGGTGGTTTAGGTAGAGGTGAACTTGGTGTAGTATTAGCGCCAACTGGTACTGGTAAGACAACAATGTTAACTAAGATATCTAACACAGCGTATAATACCGGGTTTAATGTTGTTCAAATATTCTTTGAAGACAACATTAATAATATTAAGAAAAAGCATTATACGATATGGACTGGTATTTCGCCAGATGGGCAAATAGAAAATCCAGAAGAAACCATGAAATTGGTTGAAGAGGCTCAAACAAGATCTGCCGGACAAATAAAATTGCTTAAATTGCCTAGCGATTCTATTACAATTTCTGAAATTAAATCAAAATTGAGAAAGCTTATGGCAGATGGGTTTAGAATAGATTTATTAACTTTGGATTATGTTGATTGCATTACACCTGAAAGAAGCACACATGGTGAAGAATGGAAAGGTGAGGGGTCTATTATGAGATCTTTAGAGGCAATGACATCAGAGTTTGATATCGCTATTTGGACAGCAACACAAGGTAATCGTGAATCTATTTCATCTGAGGTGGTTACCACAGATCAAATGGGTGGTTCAATTAAAAAAGCACAGATTGGCCATGTGGTAGTTTCAATAGCAAAAACCCTTGAACAAAAAGAGCACAACTTGGCAACAATAACTTTATTAAAATCTAGAATAGGTAGAGATGGTGTTATTTTTAGTAATTCTAAATTTGACAATGAGTATCTTGATATTGATACTGATTCACAAAACACCTTACTAGGTTTCAAAGAGGATAAAGAAGTTGAAAATAGAGAAAGAATAAAAAAGGCTCTTGAATACAAAGAGAAAGTCACCAATCAGACTAGAAAATCAGTTAACAACTAAAATTAAAACAAATATTATGACCGAGAAGATTTTAATCGACAATCCCGGACGCTTCGTCCTTTTCCCAATTGAACATCATGATTTATGGAAACTTTATAAACAGCAAGAAGCGTGTTTTTGGACTGCAGAAGAAATTGATTTGCAGCAAGACACCTATGACTGGGAAAATAAATTGAATGCCGATGAGCAACATTTTGTTAAACATGTATTAGCTTTCTTCGCGGCATCAGATGGTATTGTTAACGAGAATATCGCAATGAACTTTGTTAACGCCGTTCAATATACTGAAGCTAAAATGTTTTATGGCTTTCAGATTATGATGGAAAACATTCACAGTGAGACATATTCATTGTTGATTGATACATACATCAAGGATAAAGAAGAACAAAATAAATTATTTAATGCCATTGAAACTGTTCCAGCTATTAAAAGAAAAGCTGAATGGGCATTAAGATACATTGAAAAGGGAACCTTTGTTGAAAGGCTTATTGCTTTTGCTGCAGTTGAAGGAATTTTCTTTTCTGGATCTTTCTGTGCTATTTTCTGGTTAAAGAAAAGAGGGCTAATGCCAGGATTAACATTCTCTAATGAATTGATTTCTCGTGACGAAGGGATGCATTGTGATTTTGCTTGTCACTTGTTTAATCATCATATTGAAAATAAATTAACACAGCAACAGGTTAGAGATATTATTTGTGGTGCATTAGAGATTGAAAAAGAATTCATTCTTGAAGCATTACCAGTAAGACTTATTGGTATGAACTCAGATTTAATGGCTCAGTATCTTGAATTTGTTACAGATAGATTATTGGTGGCATTAGGTGTTCCTAAAGTTTATAATTCAGAAAATCCATTTGATTTTATGCAAAATATTGCTTTACAAGGAAAAACTAATTTCTTTGAAAAGAGAGTTGCTGAATATCAAAAAGCTGGAGTTAATAATGCTGCAGAAGATTTAAGTTCTGCATTTGGTGATCTTGATTTTTAAAATATTATAAATAAAATGAAAGTATTAAAAAGAGACGGTTCCTTAGAGGAAATGAGATATGATAAGATAACTAGAAGAATAGGCGCTTTGTGTGAAGACTTAAATCTAGAATACATTGACCCAACATATATTACATTAAAAGTTACTCAAGGGATATATGACGGTATTTCAACAACAGAGTTAGATGTATTAGCTTCAGAAACTGCAGCATCTATGACAACAGTACATCCAGATTATGCTAGATTAGCTGGTAGGCTGGCTGTTACAAATTTACATAAAACAACACCCAAGAAGTTTTCACAGTCAATAAGAGAACTTCACTCATTTGTTGAACCAAAAACAAACAAAGAGTCATCATTAATTGATGACAATGTTTACAAATTTGTTATGGAAAACAAAGACGTTTTGGATGGTGCGATTGTTATAACAAGAGATTTTGACTTTGATTATTTTGGATTCAAAACGTTAGAACGTTCATATCTTTTGAAAATTGGTGAACGTGTTGTTGAAAGACCACAATATCTATACATGCGTGTTGCAGTTGGTATTTGTAATGGTGATTTACAAATGGCTTTAAGAATTTATGATGATTTATCACAACATTTTTATACACACGCAACACCAACATTATTTAATGCCGGAACACGTAGACCACAAATGTCTTCTTGTTTCTTAATTGGTAACAAAGGTGATGATATCGATGGATTATTTGATACAATCAAAGACGTTGCCAAGATTTCTAAATGGGCTGGAGGTATTGGTTTGCACGTTCATGATGTGCGAGCTAAAGGTGCATACATTAAAGGAACTGGAGGAATGTCAGATGGATTATTACCAATGTTGAAAACATATAATGAGGTTGCTCGTTGGATTAATCAAGGTGGTAAGAGAAAAGGTTCTTTTGCGATTTATCTTGAACCATGGCATTCAGATGTTTTTGAATTTATTGACCTAAGAAAAAATCATGGTAAGGAAGAATTAAGGGCAAGGGATTTGTTCCTTGCAATGTGGACACCGGATTTATTTATGCAACGCGTAGAATCAGATGGTGATTGGTCATTATTTTCTCCAGATGAGGCGCCAGGATTGTCTGATGCATATGATTCACCAGAAAATAAAGCATTCACTAAGCTTTATGAACAGTATGAGCAAGAAGGTAAAGCAAGAAAGGTTATTAAGGCTAGAAAATTGATGGATGCAATTTTAACTGCTCAAATCGAAACTGGTACACCTTATATGCTGTATAAAGATCCAGCTAATTATAAATCAAATCAAAAGAATTTAGGCACAATTAAATCTTCAAATTTGTGTACCGAAATTATTGAATATAGTTCGCCAACTGAACAAGCCGTTTGTAATTTAGCATCAATTGCATTACCAAAATATGTTGTTGATGGTGAATTTAATCACGATCTACTTTATGAATACACATATCAAGTTGTTAAAAACTTGAATAATGTTATTGATTTGAATTTCTATCCAACAGAAGAGACAAAAAGATCTAATTTTAAACATAGACCAGTTGGTTTGGGTATTCAAGGATTGGCAGATGTATTCTGTATGTTGGATATTCCATTTGAAAGTGATGAAGCAGATAAATTGCAAACAGACATATTCGAAACAATTTATTTTGCCGCAATGACATCTTCTAAAGATATATCTAAAGAGGTTGGTCCATATGAATCAATATCAGGGGCGCCAATTGAAAAAGGCGTTTTCCAATTTGAAATGTGGGGTAAAACAGACAAAGAATTATCTGGTCGTTGGGATTGGAAAAGTCTAAGAAAAGAGGTTGTTAAATTTGGTGTTAGAAACTCATTACTCGTTGCACCAATGCCAACAGCGTCAACCGCCCAAATTTTGGGTAACAACGAAGCGTTTGAGCCATTTACAACAAATCTATACTCAAGAAGAACACTTGGTGGTGAATTCATTGTTGTAAACAAACACCTAGTTAAAAAATTGATGTCTCTTAATTTGTGGAACGAGGATATTAAAAAGAAACTAATTCTTGAAAATGGTTCGGTACAAAATATTCCAGAAATACCTACAGATGTTAAAGAAGTTTACAAAACCGTTTGGGAGATGTCACAAAAAAGATTACTACAAATGGCAGCAAATAGATCTATTTTTATTGATCAATCACAATCATTGAATTTATTTATTGCTGATGCAACTAAACCAAAACTTCTTGCCGCTCATTTATTTGGCTGGAAAATGGGATTAAAAACTGGTATGTACTATCTGAGAACAAGATCGGCTGTAGATCCGTTAAAAGGATTAGGAATTGATACTTCAGCTAATAAACCTGTTGAGCAAGTACAACAAACGGTATCATATTCAACGCCAACGAATAACGCAATTATAAGTGAAGAAACACCTGAGCTTATTATGACAGCACAAAGACCTACAGATTCACCTTTTGAGTGTGAAGGATGTGGTTCATAAGATAATGGGTGGTGCCCCTTGAGTACCCAGGACTTGAGAATATAGGGCGCAAATATCAAGTCACTATTATTGCGACACTTATCGCGACATTTTTTTAGGAAAGTGTCGCGATTTTTTATTTATATCTATTTTCTTATTGTTTATATTTATAGTTATGAGTTCAAAATACGGTATAGATTTTCCATTTAGAGATAGTTTCGTAGGAGACTATGTAAGAATGACTCAATCAGTAGACGAGGAAGTTCGTGCAAATCTTGTTCACTTACTTTTAACGAGAAAGGGTAGTAGATATTTCTTACCCGATTTTGGCACTAGATTGTATGAGTATATTTTTGAACCAAACGATTCTGTAACTTATTCAAATATTGAAGAAGATATTAGAGAAACTGTTGCAGCATATATACCAAATTTAGAAATAAATTCAATAAAAATAACGAATCCGGAAATAGAGTCAGAAGACTCTTCGTCTTCTGTTAAAGAAGAACAAGATAGTAGATTATTTAGAATAGGAAGTTCTTCAACAAAGCCTTATACAGCAAAAATAAGAATTGATTATACAACAAATAATTCAACTTTTGTCACTTCAGATTTTATAATTATCAATATATAATATGAGCAAAAAAATAGCATATACTAATCGTGATTTTGCTGGGTTAAGACAAGATTTAGTTAAATTAACTAAAGAGTATTACCCAGACTTAATACAAAATACAAACGACGCGTCAATATTTTCCGTTTTATTGGATTTAAATGCGGCTGTTACCGATAACTTGCATTTTCATATTGATAGGGTATGGCAAGAAACAATGTTGGATTTTGCTCAACAAAGACAATCTTTATTTCATATTGCTAAAACATATGGAATTAGAATTCCAGGACTAAGACCATCTGTTGCATTATGTGATTTTAGTATTATTGTTCCGGTTAAAGGTGATTCCGAAGATAATAGATACTTAGGTATATTAAGAGCCGGAACACAAATTTCTGGAGGCGGTCAAATATTTGAAACTGTTTCAGATATTGATTTCTCAAATCCGTTTAATGAAAGAGGTGAATCAAACAGATTAAAAATCCCAAATTTGGATGGAAATAGTAAAATTATTTCTTACACGATAACAAAAAGAGAACCAGTTGTAAACGGGGTTACAAAAATATTTAGAAAAGTTATTACTCAAAAAGATCAAAAACCTTTCTTAAAATTAGTTTTACCAGAACAAAATGTTTTAGGGGTATCATCTATCATACATAAAGATGGAACCAATTTTACAACAAACCCAACCAATTCTGAATTTAACGCACCATTGAATAAATGGTATGAAGTAAAAGCTCTAGTACAAGATAAAGTTTTTGTTCCAAATACAACAGCAACTTCAGATAGAGCTAATTTTAAAGCTGGACAATACATTAGTGTAAATAATAAATTTATCACAGAGTATACCCCAGAAGGTTATTTTTTCATAACTTTTGGATCTGGAAATGTTGATCCGCTAGACAATTTGGATAACTATATAACAAACACCCTTAAGGTTAATTTAGCGACTTACTTAAATAATATGTCTTTGGGGGCTATACCTAAACAAGACACTACCTTATTTGTAAAATATAGAATTGGTGGTGGTAAAGAGAGTAATTTAGGTGTTGGTGTTCTTAATAACATAGAAAATTCGGAGTTTATTGTTAATGGACCAGCAGCAAATGTAAATTCACAAGTTATACAATCATTAACTGTTACAAACGTAACTCCAGCTGTTGGTGGTGCAGATCAACCAACTATTGAGGAATTGAGAGGTATGATATCTTACAATTTTGCAGCACAAAACAGAGCGGTAACATTAAATGATTACAAATCATTAATTGAAACAATGCCATCAACATATGGTGCACCAGCTAAAGTGAATGTAATGGAAGAAGATAATAAAGTAAGAATCAAATTATTATCTTATGATGAAAAAGGGAATTTAACAAATATTGTGTCAAATACGCTAAAGCAAAATATATTAAATTATTTGGCAGAGTATAGAATGATAAATGACTATATTGATATTGTTAGTGGTGAAGTTATTGACTTTGAATTAAAATTGGATGTTTTATTAGATAAAAATCAAAATCAAACAGAAGTTATTAGAGAAATTATAACAGCAGTAAGAGAATATTTTTCGATTGACAAAAGAAAAATGGGTGACCCATTATTCATTGGTGAATTGATGAAAGAGGTTAACAATGTTTCTGGTGTTGTCAACGTAATTGAGGTTAGAGTTTTCAATAAAGTTGGTGGAGAATATTCGTCATCCCAAGTAGCCCAAGCTTATAAAGATCCCGCAACCAAAGAAATCTTACAAAAAGATATGGCGATTTATATGAAATCTAATCAGATTTTTCAAATAAGATTCCCTAATAAAGACATTCAGGTTAGAGTAAAAACTCTAGATATCCCTACATATTAATCTATTTTTTACTTATCTTTTTAACTACAGAAAATTGATAAGTTTCTATTTATAGTTAATATGGTTCAGAAGCACAGAATTAATACCAATTTAAACACAGATAAGCGAGTTGTTGTTGAATTAAAACAAAATTACGACCTGCTAGAAATACTGTCTTTAAAATTTACACAACAAGACGCATATACGTCTCTGTGTGCTGATTACGGCGTTGTTTGTGGTAGAATTTCTGTTAATAATGGTCTTGGAGTACCAAATGCAAGGGTTTCAATTTTCGTACCATTAGCAGAACAAGATGAATTAGATCCACTTATTTCACAATTATATCCTTATAAGGTAATAAAAGATTTAAACAGTGATGGGTATCGATATAATTTATTACCATCAAGAAAACAGCACGGCGGACATGAGCCAACCGGTACTTTTCCAGATCAATCAGATATATTAGGTAGAGAAGAGTATCTTGAAGTATTTGAGAAATATTACAAATACACAGCAAAAACAAACTCATCTGGTGACTTTATGATATGGGGGGTTCCACTTGGTGAACAACAAATTCATGTTGACGTCGATTTATCAGATATCGGTTGTTTTTCATTAAGACCCGATGATTTTATTAAACAAGGTAGAGGTATTGATTCATTCAAAAATACATATTCCTTTAAATCATCAACAGATTACGCTTCATTACCACAAATCGTTTCTTTTGATAAAACAGTAGACGTGGCTCCGTTTTGGGGTAACGCAGATTTATGTCAAATAGGTATAACTAGAACCGATTTCGATTTATCCGAACAGGGGGTTAAAATAGAACCCAAAGCATATCTATTGGGGTCAATATTCTCAGATCAAGGTAATAGTGCAGTAAACAAAAACTGTACACCAAGATCAGGAATGGGAAACAAATGTTTATTAGTTACTGAAGAAGCTAAGATTGAAATTTTAAGATTTACAAATTCAAAAGATTCAAACGGAAGACCGGTTTTAGAATATTTGGAATTTGATGGAGATATTGATGATAGTGGTTCATTTGCTATAACGTTACCTATGAATTTGGAGTATGTTTATACAAATGAATTTGGTGAAAACGAAATAACGAACGACCCAAACAAAGGTGTACCAACTTCAGCATGTTATAGATTTAGAATATCTTCTAAAAATGAATCTTTAGGTAGAGTTAGGACTATTGGTTCTTATCTAATTCCTAATATTAGAGAATATACATCACAACAAGATGAATCCTATGCCTGGTCAACAAACTGGAGTGATTATCCATCTGCAGCTTTAAGTGATACCATGATTTTTAATAACCAATTAGGGTCATATTACCCTAAAGATTATTTTTATAGATTTAACTATAATAAAGTTTATAGTGTATCATCATTTATTGGATCATATGGGAGCGAGCAATTAGGCATCACTCAAATTGCGCCAAAAGAAGAAGATGATTGTCAAAATAATGCATTAACACCACCAATTAATCATGCAACTAAAGTAATTTCTTTTTCTATTTTATTGGCAATTATTTTAAATACATTTGAGAGAATAAGTTATTATACACTTATTGCTGCTATTCAGATAATAATAGTTCCATTTCAGGCTTTATATAATTGGCGAATTTATTTAAGAGCACTTGGTGTTACAATTATTGATTATTATCCATTCAGAGCCGGCGGTATAATTGATGTTGATGCAAAAGTTATTGAACCATTACAAAGATTTGGTACAGTTAGATTAGGTATTGCAATATATCCAGAATGTGAAACTTGTGATAACCTAGATTATACTAACGAGCCCCCGGTATTAAATGAAGATCCAGAAACATTATTTACGCAGGCCGCTAGTGGTTTTGCTATACCGGATAATTACATGGCTACGTATGGTTGTTCCGGTTATACTGATAGTGATACATCAGTAACTAGAATATATTTTATTATTCCTGGAAACACATGCGCACCAATATCAAATTTAAACCCATCGTACAACGGTACATATAATCAATCACAGTTGTTAAATGAATCTGGTAGATTTATGGTTAAATTTACCGCTAGTAGTGGGTCTACAATATTAAATTTAAATAGTGAAACAATTAGTGGAAACACTGTATACTATTTTGATGACACTACTAAAAAAAGTTATGTTGGAGGTACTACTGAGCCAACTTCACAAATACAATATAAAATATTCGACACACAAACATCATTAAATGGTGGTGCAACAAATAGTGGTCTTAATAGTGAACTAGAAGGTGGATGTCAACAATATGTTACGGTATATAAAGAAAGTATTGTATATGGTACCTATTGTACAAGTAATTCATCAACACCATATAGTGGATTAACCTCAAGCAATATTGTTACTGGAACAACATGCCCATCTGGTCAAATTCCGGTGGGTCAAGTTATTATGGGTGTTAATCAGAATCCGTGTGGTACATGTGGTACACATAGTGGTTATTCTGAATTTAGATATGGTTTATTTACAATTATACCTGCGGCGAGTATATCTAATTGGGGGGATAATTTTGATGCGATAACAGAGTATGCTAGAAGAAAGTTAGTTGCTAAAGTATTTTGTGGCGGTATTGCAAATTATAAGTTTATTGATAATTGGTTACATGGTGCATTATATATGTTTCCGTTCAAAGCAAAAGTTAGATGGGACGATGAAGAAACGTTAGATTTAAATGTTAGAAGAACAAAATATTGTACAGACTTGGTATATTTTAAAGCTGGTTCTCCAGAAAATCCACACAAAAGATTTTACTATAGATCAACACGGTTTAACGGAAGTTCATTTAATACTGCCAATGGAACATTAGGTCACCCAACAACAATAGTTGATTTGGGCCCTAGAGATGAGTTTATTAAAGAAATTTGCACCGATCCTTCATTAGACCCAAATTGTTCCGTTATTAGAAATATTGGCCCAACGTCGTATCAAAATTTTAAAGAATTATTAGGTTTATATATTAATTATAAATTAGATTACTTAGCGACAGGTAGTAGTACAACAGGTGATTATAATTCATTTTTTGAAAATACTGGTTACACATCCTCAGGTGATGTGATGAATGGTGATGTACTTCAATTAATATCAATTAATAATGAAGCTGGTGTTGAAGAATTTGATTTACAGAATAGAAATTATGCTGTTTATACCCCACAAGTATTGGACGTTGAATCTTATCCTGGATTATTAAATGGTGGTCCAATCCCAATAAATTTTGTTTTAGACGATGGTGAGGGGTATAGAGTTAGGTCGTGTTTAAATGAACCAGGAAGACTAACAGAATCATCACAAGAAGTACCATTTTATTTATGGGAAAAAGGTGGAACTGGGTTTGGGTCTGGTGTTAGCCAACACTGGGATTATAATAACATCGAGGTTCAACCATTACAAGGTATGACTAAAAATTATAAGTATAGTGGTGATACATCGCACAAGTATATTTTATTTCCAATGACAAAACAATATAGTGGTGACACCTTCACATATACTGGAATTACATATGCTGATGTTTTTGCTGATGTTGAAACAACCGGCACAACCCATACAAACTATAATAATCAAGAAGAAGGATTTACAGTTTTAGAAATAGCAACTGGAACTGAAAATAATCCATTAACTGGTACTCTATGGATTAGAACTGGAGATACAGGAAACTGGGCATCCAAAGCATGGACAAATGATGTTGATTTTGTAATTAAACCTACAACAACAAATTATAATAACACAAAACAAATTTTATCAACACCGTTCTTATTTTATTTCGGATTAAGACCAGGTAAAACTGCTGTTGATAAATTTATATCAAGGTTTGGGCCAAAAGGCGCATTCCCATCAGCTGAATAATGGAAAAGAAAACAATAATATTACCAAAGCTTAGATATAAGCAAGCGCCATCTGAAGACCTACAAACAAAGGTTGGATTAGATAGTAGTCAAGAGCTTCTTAGAGAAGGTGATAGAAATATTATTCTTGATATTGAAACATTATTTTCCAAAGAAAGAAATGAAAGTAAAAAATATAAAATATATGGTAAATTAAAAATGATATTCAGAAACCTTTATTTGGGTACTTCGCCATATAGTAATTTAGAAGAATATTTGGCTTTAGGTGGGGACGGATCAGATAATAATTTTAGTGGATATCTTCCATATGATGAGTTTGCTTTTATTAGAAGAGATGTTAATAAAAATGAAATTTCAATACCAAGTGTTAGCGGATCAACATATGGTACTTATGTACCAACATTAAGTAGTCCAACTAGACCTAAAAATAAACATATGAATATTTCAACTATGGATGCACCGTATCATAATTGGAATTTATATTTAAGTTATGTTTATAGCGGTGACACAAATTACCCTATGAAATATACATTAAGTGGGGCAACTAAAGTAGAGGGTACAAATATTATAACATTTACTAGTGGTAAAGGCATACCATGTAGAGTACAAACAACAGCAACTCATTTTAAATTAACAACTCCGGTGGAGCATGGATTTAATATTGGGGAATATGTGATATTTTCATCACAATCTGCAATTAGTGGAAAAACATATTCTATTAGTAGCTTAGGTGATGAAAAATTTAATTCAGAAAAATATGTTATAAATTTAAATAGACAACAATTTAGCGGTACAACGCTACCAAACTTGGTCACAATAAAAAGATGTATTGATGAAAATAATATTAGCGGAACAACCTCAACTTATTATGTACATAAACACAAAACCATAACAGATGTCTCTGATTATATAATGGACAGAGCCGGTTTTGAAACACCAATATTTGAAGATGAAAAAAAATTACTTATTGAAAACTCAAACGGCGATAACGATATTTTGGTTGAAAGAAATAGAATGGAATCTATCATATTTGATTTTAGAGACCCATTTATCTTAACTGGATTAACAAACAATTTAGGATATACTCCTACAGAAGTTTATTTAACAACCATTTTTAGAAATGGTTCAGGGTATTTTGAATACCCACCTAAAAATGGATACAAATTCAATTTTCATAACAGTTGGATTGATAATCATTTTAGTGGATCAACATCCGTTGAAACAACAATTCCATATACAACTGGGACTACGAGTGGTGTTACGTTTACATATGGATCAGTATTGCCATTAAATACAGTGCTAACTGGTGCATTTGTTGAATACAATAGACGTGAATTAAAAGAGAGAGTTATTTCAGAATCTTTTCATAGGATTGCAAATCCAACATCAATATTTGATTATGATCAAGATCAAAATGTTACCGGATTTAGCGGGGCAACAGCAAATAATAAAATGGGGTTAGTGTATCAGCCACATTATAGAATAAAATTAAGACAACTATCAGCTTACATAGAAACTTCGAACACAAATAATATTGAGGATTTGCCAGAAAACGCAGAATATTTTTCAGATGAAAGATTATGGAAATGGAAAGACGTGTTTGACCATGGATATATTGACCAAGATGGTAATGGTACCGATTTTCCATTTGTTAATGGACAACATTATGTGAAATCAGATTTTAATTTTTATTTTAAGAATGAAAGATATTATTTAAATAAATCAGACCAAAACAAAGAATTTAAATCTCCGAATTGTTAAAATGAGAATAATTCATAAAAATATTGATAACAGTATTATCTTAAATCAAAGCACAGACTTTTCAAATAGTTTGGGTTGGGAGGAATCTTTTAAAGATTATGAAGATAAAGTACTTGAGTCAATAATAAATCCAGTTCAAAACTATGAGACTATAAGGTACATTCATGAACCATATAGTGCGTCTACTGGAAATATATGTGATATATGGTATTTCTTTTATTTTATCGATTCATCAAATACATATGCTAAAGGGTTAGATTATAATTTAGTTGGTATAACACCACAAGAAAATGCACTTTTATTAAAACAAACAGCAAAAAGCTTTTTTAGATTAGAATTCTACACAACACCAAATAGAGAAACACAAAAATTAGTTTTTGCTAAAAACTTATCAATTCCGCTTGGTCAAAAGGTTTTTGATCAAAATATTTCTAATGATATATTTGTTCCTGTTTTTAATGGAAACAATTACAAAAACACTGAGAATATGTATTTGTTTTGGTTTGGAGATGATACTGTTTTTAGTGGAACAACATTTTATATGACTGCTAGATTTTTTAATGCAGATGACGGTACTATAACACAACTTTTAAATAAAGATATTAATAATCCTGTTGTTGGAAATAACCAAAGAGTAGGTTTATATTCAACACCGGTTAAATTTTATGAAGTCGCATCTAACTATAGTGTAGTTCCTGAAAATGATTTTTATTATAAAGTTGTTTTTAGAAGATCCGATCACACATATAAAATAAGCAGATTCTCGGCCCAATCATGTCAGTTCTCTAGCGGAACGGCAACAGCATCAATTTTATCATAACATGAATAAGAATAGTTATCAAATTTTATGGACATCAGGTACAACATATGATCTACCTATTATGCTCGAATCAAATGCAGATGAACTAGGTGTTATGGTTGGATTTGATGGGGATATAGAACAAATTGAACAGTTATGTAATTTTACATATACTGCAAATAATTTGGTATTAACAGTTTATAACACAACAAATACTAATAAAATTAATAGGGTTGTTGATGCCACATTTGAAATAAATTGGGGGGATGGGTCTCCAACCACACCAATAGGTATTTTACAAAACTCTGGACACACATATACTTCTAGTGGAACAACAACTGTTACTATCACAATGAACAGTCCTTGGGGGATTAAAACAACCAGCAAAAAAATTAAATTACCACTCCAACAAAATAATCCAACGGATTTGGGTAGTCTAACATTTAATATTCCTTATACAGAAATAACCGGATTTACTCAAAATTATCAGAAACCATATGATTATAGTACAACCGGATATACTGGAACAACCACTTTTTTTGCAATTGGTAGAAGTAGAATAATTGAAAAACAAATATATGGTGGTGGATATACTGGTACAACAACCGGAACAACAACAATTTCTGGGCAATCTTATCAGTATACCGGATACACAATAGATGGGCTAGCGCATCTAGACTTATCTGATGGTACAACATATATTAGTGGAAATACTGCTAGTTTCCAATCCGAGGTAGAGTTCACTAAAAAGTTAACCAGAAATGAACATTATCTTGGTTTTATAAATGAACCAATGATCTATTCTGACATATTTGTTGAAAGAGGTAAGATGGGTGTATCTGAATTTAATTTAAGATTAAGTGAAATTGATAATTTAGGCGAACTAGACATTTATGGAAATGGATTTTTTAATGTGCAAAAACAATAAAAATTATATTTATAATTAAAAGAATATGGCAGTAGGTAGTTACGGGACAATTAGGCCAGCAGATGTTTCACCAGATGATGTGGAAATAATAATGCATTATGTTGCTGACAGAACAGCAGCTGCGGATGTTTCATTAGTTAAACTAACAGCATCTAGCGTATTAACACCGGTTTTTCACAACAGTTCTACCGGTGGATCTAATGGTGTTGAAATTTTGGGGGGTATGTATAATCTAAGGTTAGAAAGTAGCACTTTTGACGAAAAAGGGCTTTATACATTACACATAAGACCAAAGCAAATCAGAGTCCCAATATCCGATTGTGGTGTTTTATCATCATTACCCTCTGTTAGAGGTATTGTTATTGACTTAACAAACGTACCACAATTAGATAGAAATAAATTTACACCACAGGGTTTAGTTGGATATAGAGTAGAATATATTGATATAAACAACTCACAAAAAGTACCAAACTTTTATAAAGTTGTGACATCTTCTTTTTATTGCGAACCAGTAACAACAAATCTAACTAATAGTACACAAAAGTCCATTAGATACAGATATACCGATACGCCAACAAATTTAATGTTCCTTACGGTAACCCCATCTTCTTCACCAACAACAAGACCAAACATTGTTCCTTTTATAGGACAACCTGGTCAAAATATTATTTTAACCAATAGTTATTTTAATCCAACAACCATAGAGATCGAAATGGTTGAACATGATATATCTACATTAGCGCTAGCACTTTACGGTAATCAAAGTAAGGCGTTGAATTCAGGTATTTACACAATTTATGACGGTAGCAATAATATCTATAAGCAGTTTAATCTATATGAAGTTAAAGATCAATTTAACGAAACATTATATGAAGTTCGTGAAGAAAGAACTGATATAGATCAGACTTTAAATTTTGGTGATATTACAGAATAATGGCAAACAGAAAAGTTCCGAGTCAATCGGGTGGTGGTTTTGAAACATTTAGTGATAGTCTTGTCGGTAGACAAATTACCGACGGTACTAGTCAATTAACTAATACCAACTTTACACTAGATAGAACTACACCAGAAAAAGACGAAAAAACTTTTAGAACAGCACCATTTTCAGAATTTCTAACCTTAGATACATTAAAGGTTGAAGAAGATGTACCCACAACGGTTGTACAATCTGATGGTAAAAAAAGACCGATAAGATTTAATAACTCTAAGAAAGATGCTGCAAAATCTTTATTCGGTTCATTAAGAGAAAGATTAAGAGTTTCAATTGCTAGGATTGTTAAAAACTTTCCAGCGGGACTTTATGCGGATTCAAGCAGTATATTTTCTGTTAATAATCTTACTTGCGAAAATATAGTATATACATCTAGTAGTAATAAAACCACATTTAATGTTCACTCAACAAAATTTTTCAATCCATTTGAAATAATTTTAAAAAAACCACCACAAGCGGATTTAGTTGAAAGCGAAAATAAATTAAGAAATTTTTACTCTTCATATAAAAAATATTCATTAGAAATTAATGGTGTACTATATCCAATTGTAAGTTATACTGAACCAGATGTAAACAAATACATTCAATTAGAAGTAACTGGTAAACCATTCACTGGATCAACATACACCTCAAGTTATTTGATTAAACCAAATGACTCTGTTGTTGAAGAATTCTTTTTAGGATTGGACGATCTAGAATCAACTATTCTAAATAGAGAAACATATCCGATTTATGAATCATCATTTAAAGTTCCTAGAACTAGTTTAGATGAAAGTAAAACAGAAATTGTTTCTGTGGTTGTTAACTGGCCATTAGCAAAAGATAATTGGAATATTGCAATAGATGGTTTAGCTTTTGATGAATATCTTAATAAGTTAAATAATTTAGCAGATGAAATTGATGACTATAAATCAAATTTGGTTACAAGATTTCTAACTGCACCACAATTATTTGAGTTTGACAGCAAAGACCAGAAAGCGGATAAAATCTTTCAACTATATGGCCAAAGTTTCGATAATGTAAAAAAATACATTGATAATATTGCTTATATGAGAAATGTCTCATATGATTCAA